GGTTATTCCCATAGGAGACCAATTAAAAGAGACGATTTTTATAGCGATTTACGAGCGATTTATAGAGCGATTTTGGCAAATATATTTTGCGAGCGATACGAGCGTTAAGAGTTATAATACAGCTTAGAGAGTTGTAAGCGATACGAGCGATAAGATTTTAGTACAGTATAATACTGTAAGCGTTACGAGCGATAAGTTTTAGTACAGTTTTGACTGTAAGCGTTACGAGCGATTTAAACAATTTTTCCAAGCACTTTGATTTCAACTTTAGTGATGTCTTGGGCACAACGAGTTGAAGAAGATTTGGGAGTTCCTTGTGAACTCAATCTTCATATTTATGGTCAACCAGTGACCTATAGCAAAAACACAGAGATTTTTGTTTCCCAAGCAAACAATGATGACACATCCTCTGGATCAAATCAACGACTAATACCAGAAAGTTCTTTGATATCAAAGATGTTGTCAAATTTGGATTATCAAGATATATTGACCATTATAAAGCCAATCAACACGATTTCTGGCTTAGTCAATATTGTGAGAGCTGATTCACTGACTCTCGCTGCATCTCACGCCATAGCCCTTCTTGAATGTCACAATTTTTATTGGGCTATGGATGAAGGCATATTATGTGTTTGTGTGGATGTGTTAAAGACCCTCTTGCTAAAGGTTAAGGATCTACCAAGTATTCTTTCCTCTGCCGATCCCTCGTTACTACAGTCAGGATTGGAAGGAGAGATGGAATCACAAAGTATTGAGATCACTGATGAGGGTTTGTTGGCAACAGCACGCAAATTTCTACAGACCTGTGGAATTTCTACAGATGTGATCTCAAATCTGATGCCATTGGCTGCTATCGCCACTGTGGCGATTGCTGCTATAGCAATTATGGGTGCTGGCAAAATGTTCAATGGAGTTATCATGGCTGGAGCCATGACCAGTGTTATACACACTTATGCTGTCAGCTTGCGAGATTGGAAAACGATTTTTGAGTCTGTCAAAACAATGTGGGAGTTTCTAGCTAGTGGGTTAGGTCGATTTCTAGGCTTCACTTACACTGACTCAAAACAAGAAAACAGGAACCAACTAATAACTAGACTAGACGAGCTAGTAGAAGAAATTCGCACTTTAGAACAAGACATGAAGATCAAGTTTCATGAGGTAACTAGCACTCCAGGTTTCTTTGAGTCACTGAAGAAGAAAGTTGATGTATTTGACAGACTGCTTACTGATGTGTTAAGATCAACAGATAATCTTGCGAGTTTTAAACTCAAGATAGATGATCTGAGAGAGAGAATCGACAAACTGATGTCGATTTATCATGGAATGCAAGCTTCTATATGTGGGAAGCAACAACCTACTGTCATTTACCTTTTTGGTAAAGCTGGCGTAGGGAAGTCCCTACTAGTATCACAGATTATTGATATCTTGAGTGAGAAAGAGGGACGAATGTTGACATCTTACACGAGAGGTACTGGTGATGAATATTGGTCAGGATATTTTGGACAGAATATCGTTATTTATGATGATTTCTATTCAAATAAACTTGAGATTGATCTGAATGAGATGATATCAGTCTACTCTCCTAACAGTTACCTCCTTAACATGGCAGCGCTGCCTCAAAAAGGTTCGCATTTCACATCACGCTATGTTATCATTTGTTCGAATGTTGGTTATATAAAACGAGCTGAAAGAATGACAAATTGTGAGGCACTTGCTAGAAGACGTGATTTTGTTTATGAGGTCTTCAATTCTTCTCCACGTGGTTGTGACGATTTAGATAGGATCAAAGCTGGCCTTAACTTTGTCTCCAAGTGCAGAGAGAATGAAGGTGAAGAATTCGAGAGATTTGTTGAAGAAAAATTGACAATCGAGGATTTGGATGCCATGGTCACGAAGATGCATGAACACCAGACCAAGAGGAATGTTGAACATGTGAGAGAAGTTAAAAGGCGAATTGAAAGGTTCACAATGCAACATCAAGGGATCAATGATCCAGCAGTTTCGGCCCTCGAGATCAAGAAGAAGAAATCTATCTTGATCATAGGACCTCCTGGTTGTGGTAAAACAACCATAGCCAGGAAGTATAGAAACGATGACACTCAAGATGATTTTGTTCTAAACGATCCAGAAAAACATCTTGAAAATGTTATGAGAACATATGATCAAGGTGGGGATGGCATAGTTTTGACGACCAACCCCGAACGATGGAATGAATTTTTAGAAACATTGTCCACAGAAAAACGAGATGCTTTTGTGCGTCGTCTTGTCATGATATATGCAGATTTTTCCTATTACCGTGACATATCCCGAATGTGGACACGGAAATATTACACCCACCAGGATGTGGAGGATAATCCACAAGATTACAACAAGATGGTTGTGTGGACAGTGAACAATGCTCCACAGAACTTTGAAAATATTCAGGATATTATAGATACTCAGATGAAGATCATTGTGAATGAAACTTTGACATATGATGATGTACCACGCATGGCAATCGATGATTCTTTTAAAGAGAACATTGTGACTTTTGATGTTGACATCCATGATGCTGACATGATTGATCATAAACGTATCAGTTTCATGAAGAGCAAATACAATACGCTCTCACTAATAACACATCTTGGACCCGTTGTGACTGCTTTTCGCAAGCACTATGTGCCACAAGAGACACTTGAGAAAGCCTTGCGGAGCTTGAATGCATTGCGTATAAAGTTGGCCTTTAAGATTGACTTTATAGTCAACTTTAGAGATGCACACTTTTTGCTGACAGTTGACCATGATCAGCATGCTGTTTTCGCAATAATTGATGACACATTTGAGTATAAGACTGGTGCTGAAGGCATCGAGTGTTACAAAGATGGAAATCATATTTGGACAGTGAAAAGTGGACCAGTTTATGCATGGTATGATAGCATTCTCAAAGTTAGGGAACCATCTCCAACACTTGACACTACCGCCTTGACTCCACTCTCTTTTCGTTTGAACAAGTGGATGACGGTCTTTTTGACTTTCTTAAAGTCTATGGCTGCTGCAGGTGCTATCTACAAATTGTGTTCAAAGCACAAGTGTCCCACCTCTGAAGAAGAGATGGAAGACATCTCATCTGAGGCCATTTTCGATCCATATGCAAATACTATGGCAAAAGATGGCGCCCACAAGGTTCTACACCAGCCTAAATCAATGGTTGCTAGTGAAGGATTGAGTGGTGATGGCCTGAATTTGCGGGACCCTCATGCAAAGAAGTTGGCACAAAATATTTCACGGTTTCATCCTATGCAGAAAGAAGCGTTAAGTGGTGATGGATTGAGAGAAAGAAATAAATCTTCCCAAAAATTCAACCCACAATTGTCAAAATTCAAACCAATGGCTCAGGAAGCCTTGAGTGGTGATGGACTTAGAGAACGTGGGAAAAATATTAAGAAACCAGAACAACAAGTGTCTAAGTTCAAATTGATGAAACCAGAAACTGTCAGTGATGATGAAGAAGATGATGAAGTTTATCAAGAAGCTATGACAAGTCATGGTGTTGACCCTGATAAACTTTTCAAGGAAACGCAACAATTGATAAAAGCAAGCTGGGGTAGAGAAACCGATGAGATTAGGAAAACTATAGGGCTCTCTTACTCTAAAGCATGTAGAGAAGATGCTATCGATCCAAGGCTGAGAGACATTGCAGTCAAAGAAGGAGTAAAGGTAACAAAGGTTCACGGATGTACAGCATTCTGCCCTTCTATTTCATGCGAGAGAAAACTTAGTGGGCATACACACAAATGTGAAAATTGTGATTATGTTTACTGGCATCATCATCCAGGAGATAAAAACTTCCATCCTCAGTTGAAGGGTGCATGTCCCAACTGTCCTGTGAGTGCTGAGTCTCAGATTGTAGAACCAGAACTTGTTGAGAGAAACATGAAATCAGAATCATGCACAGATCAAGCTTCAGCTGACTTAATGCGTACACTTTTGGCTCAAAATTACGAATTGTTTGGAGAATCACGGCCAATAGCACATGCACAAGGAATTTATGCAAATGTCTTTGTCACTGTTGCTCATGTGTGTGAACGATGGACAACACTAACGCTGAACGTTAAAGGCAAATTTTTGCCAATAAAGTCTGTGTGGAAATGTGTAGAACGTGATTTGATGATTTTCACTGTTGAGGGCGTTGCAGTTCGCGATATAAGAGCACACTTGCAAGTTGCTAAAGTCCAGAAAACACTTGATGGATATTCAGCAGCACTTGGTGTGCGAACTGGCAACTTCTTCGAAATTAAGAGTGTTTGCCTCTTTGAAGAGAAAATGGTCACAACCAACACTGGACCCCACCTTGGAGTGACATACTCTGTCAACCGGTATCGATGCATCTCCATTCAAACACGTGGAGGAGATTGCGGATCTCCTATATGCATCGTTAATTCATCCATCCAACATAAATTCCTTGGTGTTCATGTTGCAGCAAATACAAACACAGCATTATGTGCACCTGTTTATATCACCGATTTTGACGTTACAATGGCTTCACAGTCTTTCGATAATGAAATAACAATTTTACCTTTTCAGAAGATTGTTGAAGCAGAAGAACAAGAATTTCGTGATCAAAATCCTAGCCTTTCACCACTTTTCGTATTGAAAGGCAGAGCTGGTGAGATTGACGCAGCAGGTGAAGTTGTTTTGTACACATTGCCGAAAACATCTACGACACAATTCTACAAATCTCCCTTCCACATAAATGATTGTGAGGAATATATTGAACCAAATGTCAAAGATGGAGAAGATGTGAGATTGGATGTGCCACACAACATTTTTTCAAAAGCATTTAATGTATATGCACATGAGCAACCAAAAATCGATGAAGAACTGATGAGTTTTGTTGTCGATGACGTTGCTAATTATGTTGCACATGAATGCAAGGTTACAAACTCGCTTGCACGCATATTTACGACGGATGAGATGATAAATGGATGCAAGACACTGCCACTTTCAAATCCAATAAATCGTCAGTCATCTCCTGGATATCCTCATATGATGGAAGAAGGAATGAAGGGTAGAAAGAAGGAAGCAATGTTTTCAATGAATGATGAAACAGGGCGTTTTGAATATGCAAGAAATGAACAGGGCTTGCGATTGAGTGAGGATGTTGAAGCATTCCTTGAAGCTTGCCGTGATGGGAGAACAACTGCCATGGCCTTTGTTGCATCCCTGAAAGATGAGTGTGTCAAAAGATCGAAGATAGGCATAGGGAAGACAAGAGCTTTTACTGCATGCCCTACATACTTCACATTGGCACATCGAAAGTACTTTGGCGCTGCTTCAGCTATTATAGCTGAGGCACACAAAAATTTGCCCATCAAGGTAGGAATCGACGCCAGTAGTAGAGAATTTCAGTATTTACATGACTCATTACGACGCACTGGCACAGTTGGATTTGCTTCTGATTACAAAAATTGGGATGGAACCATGCCACGCGTTGTTGTGGAGATGCTCCCTAGGATATGGAATAAGATATATCAGGAATGTAGCATCAACAACACTAAAGAAGATGATGACATGCGAGTTGCAATACACAAACAGATGCAACATCCCCTTGTTCTGTACAAACATTGGTTGGTTCAATGCCCAGGTGGGATCATGTCTGGACAACCAGCCACAGCTATCGACAACTGTTTTCTCAATATGTGCTACTATGAATACATATGGATGCGACTTGCACGCAAGTACTCACCAGCAAATGCGAATTTGTCACGTTTTCGTGAATGTGTCACGTATGCAGTTTATGGTGATGACAACTTGTGCACTATCTTACCAAGTGTGCATTCATGGTTCAATGCCAAGAATTTTGCTGAAGAGTGCGTGCTTTTGGGTCTATCAGTCACTTCTGCAGACAAAACAGGAGATCTGCAAATGCAAGATTTGAGTGAGCTCACTTTTCTAAAACGTTCATTTAAAGACATTGAAGGCAGAATTTGTGGTGCGCTAGAGAAGGATACCTTTATCAAGATGCTTAGTTGGACAAAGTGTGGGAAAAGACACTATTATCGCCGAGGAGAAGACATCAAGTGGGAACCATCCACTATTAATCTTGCTGTAACATCATGTATGATGGAAGCGTCTTTACACGGTGAAAAATTCTACAATGACATTGCAGAACATGTCAAGACGTGTGCAGCGCAGCATGAGATATCCTTGAATCTGATCATTCCATGGCGAAATGCTTTCTCAGAAACGTACTATAGAGAGAGCATGAAGATTCCATTTGTGCCTTCATCTGTGCGACCATTCTTGGGTGCCGCAGATAAACTCTCTAACATGTTCCCATGCAAGATTGAGTATCAAAATAGAATATGGAATTCTTCAGAGCAGATATACCAATATCGCAAAGCAGTATTTGCAAAGAACAATGTTGCTGCTTCACGCATTGCACAATGTTCAAATGGCTTTGAAGCAAAAAGGATAGGGAAAAGTCTTTTCCAAGGACCCCACAAAGACGAGCTAAATGAGCAGTGGACTGCAGTCAAAGTCCGCACGATGCGAAAGATACTTAGAGAGAAATTCAAGGATGACAATCTCGCGTACTTTCTTGCATCAACAGGTGATTCATATCTTGTTGAGGCAAATGAATATGACTGCTTTTGGGGTTCTGGAGTGAAGACAGGGGATGTGACCATGACCACTCTGGCATATCCAGGTCAGAATTGGATGGGAAAACTCCTAATGGAGCTTCGGGTTATCTTGCAAAGCAAGAGCAATTAGTGTATAAAATCAAACAACACATTGTTACTAGAATATTTATCTCACAAACGATTTGACTTAGCCTGATATTGACCAATTTCGATTTTACGATTTGAACTTTTCTGAGTATTTGTTTTATAGTGTATTATTAGATTATTTTCGTTGTGGTACCGAGTGAGAATGGACTCAAGTCCCACAGATTCACATCGCAGCGTAGAAGTTCTACGCAATGACGTGCTTAGATTGAGAGACCAACTCAATCGCCATATAGTTGAGAGGGCTTCACTTCTCCTTATGGTTAAAACTATGGCCAAGCGTTCTGATGAGATTCTTGAACGTTTGTTTGAACTCTCTGTAGAGAGAGATATGTATTATCAGCTTGCTTTTCCAGAAGCACCATTGCCTAGCATGCATTCTTCCAAGGATTGCTTGACAGTTGCAAGTTTGCTAGACACGATTAGCCAGATGGAGATGAGGCTTGATGAACCAATGACTTCACAGAGCGCAGATTGTGATGATATGGATACCGAGTATATTGTTGCCGACAAAAGCTCAATGATACTACCAGCCAATCCAATTACTCTTGCCAATTTTTGGTTTTTGAGAACTCCAGATTATCAACAATTGATCAAATATTCCGTTGTTGAAAACGATGGAAAAACACATTTTCTTGCATCAATGGCAGCATTGGGGGACAAGGATGTGTATACAGGATACGCTCATGGTCAGACACGAAAGATTGCATTGTATCATGCAGCGCATCACCTGCTTACCAAGTTGGATGAGAAGAAGCTCATGTCTTACATGCTTGATGAGGAGATGGTTAGTCAGTCAAATGATGGAGGTCTCAATCCTCCAATTCCAAAAACATCTGGTTCCACAGGCGCAACATTCACGTCAACAGACGTGGACACTCTTCCTGTGTCAAAAATTGGACAAAATGGAGTTGGACCCATGGAAGGAAAGAAGCACGCCGGTGTTTCTGGCTCTTTGGATTTCTATATGAAAAACCAATTCCTTGGCTTATCAACGTTCACATGGTCGGTCAATGATCTCCCTGGTGCAGTGAAGTTTGCAGCTCCAATCGCACCAAAGAATGCTAACTATATTATATCATACCTTTCTGGTATGTTTAATTGTTGGGCAGGTGGTCTTGACTATGAAATGAAGGTGGCTGGAACTGCTTTGCATGCTGGAGCCTTAGGAATCACTAGGATTCCCCCAAACATTGACTATAGAAAGCTCAAAACAGTGAACAATTTTACAGCATTTGAGTACTCTGTTATTGATCCAAAAACACTAGAGGCAGTGAATAGGCATGTTACAGATCAAAGACCAATCATGTATCACTACATGAATGCTGACACCCAGGATCCAAACTCCATAGGAGGAACCATCGTTGTCTTTGTGATGCTACAATTGAATACAGCCAGCTCTGGAACTAACCAGATAGATGTGCAGATTTTCAACAAAGCATCGCATGATTTTGAAATGTTCCAAATCATACCTCCAACAGTATCAGACGTTATTGATGATGAAGGCAAGTGGCGATTGCTTTTTCCACAAGTTTCAACTGATCCCTTATCAGGACGTGCCATAACAACGATGCGCACCCTGAATACTGGAGGGCCTACACCGTATGGTCCAGCACTAAGAAGTGCTAATGGCACTTTGATGTCTACCACTGGTGTTGTGCCTTATTGCAAGATGAGCGCACAGATTTCCAATGGGCCATACATGTTCAAAGCTGAATCAGCCACTATTATGGTACCATTGGGTTTTGATGGCACAGTGTACAACCAACCAATCACTATCTCTGGACCATCGTTGAAATTTGTTCCAACTTCAGGAACAGCTTTGATTGACTTTCCTCCATTAGCGTCTTTGAGTGGACCAATTGCTGTCACAGCCGCCACACCCAATGCATATTACTCATTTGGTTCAACCACTTATGCTAATTTCACTTGGGATGGAACACCCACTTTGTCAATAACGTCTGATGAATCATTCGTGTTTTTCCATTCGGATACTTCACCAACAGTCTTTAATGCAAATCTCACAACTCTCAACATCTCAAATTTGATAGCTTCTCAGACTTATGCACTACCATCTAATCAGTCAGCACTCCTGTCAATAGTTTCACTATATTCAGGGCTTGAGATTATGCAGATAAAGTACCACCCAAATGGAACATTCACAGCTCCTCGCAAAGCTCTGAACGTGCAGTGGGGATCATTTGAAGTTGAATTCATTCAATATGTCGCAACCGATGCTCCCTTCTCTGCTCCCACTCAGGAGATGATGGCTGCTCGTGCAATGCATGATATGTTTGTAAGAAATGCTGGTTGGTGACTAGGTTCAGAAGAACCAATGATCAGTCAGAGTTTCGAATGGACTCCGACGAAAACTAGAGTTAAGAGATTCGTTTCAAATGCTGTTTCATTTTCACCCCCACTTCCACAATACCATGATGAACCCAAAGTTCATCAACCAAGTCGCATGATGCGGACCTTTCATTTGTGTTCATGGCTTATTTGGATGATCAAAATCTCAATATACCTTATCCTTTTCTCAGTAACTATCACTGGAATTTACTTCCTGTATACTTCAGTTACGCAAGTTACACAAGCTGTTACAGGAGCAATATCCTATCCATTGGATGGTTTTAAGGATTGTTTCCAGAATGGAAATTTCAAAGGATGTGCAAAAGGAGTGGCACCAGTTCCAAGCTACATTGTGGAGAATTACCCCGCAATTCTAGCACCAGTGGACAACATAAAGAAGTGTTTCACAACAGGCGATCTGTGGGCTTGTTATAGAGGCTTTATGCCTCTGCCTGCATATGTGATTGATGTAGTCAAGAACAAA